TCTTTATAGTCTCTGAACGAAAAGTTTCCAGCTACATAAGCATCTCCTTTAAGGCCAGTGTCACCAGATACTGAAAGAGTTCCCGAAGTAGTCAGGTTCTTTCCCATTGAACAACCGTCTGTATATACTGCATTTGCATTTAAACGAACTGCACCATTCAAAAATCTTAGAATATATCCATCCCATTGGTGGCTGGTATCACCCTCCATCCAGAGATCTTCCACTCCGCCGCTCTTTTCTGCTGCATAAATTCCGTACTTACCGATTTTTATAGCTTTCCAGTTGTTTGCGTCTGTATAATCCGTATATATAGTGATGCCGGAACTGTCAGTAAGCACTTTTCTTTTTTGACCAGTCGAATCATAGAAGAACATTCCGCTCTTATTAATTCTTATGACTATGTTGTTATCAGAATTTCGAAACGACATTCCTTTGGACGACATCCGGCCTATCTCCGACCCTTCGTCGTCAAGAAGGATCAGAAGCCCGTTCCCGTTGTTCTGTCCACCGAGTGTCAGTGTTCCTCCGAGCGCCGCATTGAAAGACACATACAGCTCATTGTTCAGATAGTATAGTCCTTTCCAAGCTCCGTTATTAGATAGAATTTCTACAATATCTTTCTGAGACAGAGCAGAAACGTCAAGTGCTACCGGGAACGTCTGCTGATCACATAGTATAGTTTTTTCTTTATCGGCATAAGCGCTGGCCCTTATCATGTCATGTGCTTCAAGAGACAGCGTGTTCAGCTGAATCTGGATCAGCTTCATCGAGGTGCTGTATGCGCTTATATCTTCCCAGGAAGAGCCATTATCAACACTTTTTTCGATAGTCCACCAGGCATAAAAGTTTTTAGCATCTTCCTGACCATCCCTATAGTAAGCCCTCAAGTTCAGAATATTCGGAGTAATCTTCTTGTCAGCCCCCATCAGCAAAATGTCAGCATCGGCATTTATAAAATATGTTCTTCCGGCTGTACCCTGTTCTCCGGCGTACTGCTTAGCTATCGTGAATCGCTTTGAAATCGACAAATTTTCCAGATAGGTAGCCCTTATATCAACCCATCCGCTATCGGCAGTTAAGCTTTCAACTGTATACATATGTTCAACTTCGTCCCAGGATCCTGAGATGTTCTGAGATTCGGTTATAGTGTACGAACAGTTCTCCGTGATATCCTGTGCGCCATACATCACCGTAACCTGAGTTGAACATTCTGGAAAGCTGCTATAATTCCCATCAGAATCAACAGGAATCCCCTGATACTCATTACTCAGCTGAATAGTCATGTTCTTCGCAGAAGCAGAGAACTCTTTTAATGTCTCATCGAGTGTTTTTCCACCGCCGATCTGCACGTTTCCGCTGATATATACTGATCCGGCGTCCATGTCAGCTTCAAAAATTACATTTTTATCTTTATCTTTTACCAGGATCGTTCCGGCATTAATATAGTCAGCGTTAATACCCTCCGCATATAAAAGTCTCGTGATAGTCTCTCCGTCAAGGGTTATACCGTATGGATATGTTTTGCCTCCATCATTGCTAATTCCGATCGCTTCAGATGTAACTTTAATAACATTAGATGATTCTTTTAGTGTAGGCTTGTCGTGCAGATACCGAATAGTGCTTCCATCTTCTTGTCTAACATCTGTACAGAACATTCCACTTGCATTTGTATCGCTTATCTTTTGTTCCAATCGTTTAACAGCTTCTTCCCTTGCAGATGTTTCTTTTTTCACCATCTGACGTGCTGCCACTATAGCCTTCGTTCCCTCACTGTAGTAGTCACTGCTGCCCCGAATCGGATCATCAGCCTGAGTCTTAACTGTAGTCAGGCCGCCCACGTTGCCAGATACATCCGTCAGCGGAGTAAGGTACTTGTTGCCTAAGCGGTCATAAGTATATACCATATCTCCGAATTCAATCAACGGGTTGTATACCAGATCACCCTCGAGATTTCGGAATCGTGCTCCTACGATCTGTTCACCGATGATGCTTGCTACTGTTTCGAGCTGGTCAGAATCAATCAGTTCGTTCTCAAGTTCAAGAAGATACCCCTCTTTTCCGTACATTCCAGAATATTCAGAATCTGTATCATCATTGGACTGTCCGTTTTTGACTCTGATTCCGGTAATAATAATATCGTCACTGGAAAGCACAGGTGGGTTTCCATAGTTTTTCAAATCAGGAATATCTGCTTTTTCAAAGTCCCATTTTACGAACTGGAGATTGCCGGAATAGTCAATTCTGGCGTTTGCAGATTCAATCATAGCTGCATACCCAAACAGTTGACGGAATGTCATGTTATCCGGAATGCTTCTTATTATAGTATCGCCATGTGACATAGTTAGATTCATGCCTATTCCGATAGTCTCACAGGCATCCCTGACAAGATTTATAAGGGACTGAGGGAGCTTAAGTCCGCTGGTATACGCTTTATTTGCTTTGTACATATCGTCCAGAGCCGTGATAGTGATGATGTCTGAATATTGCTCCGGCGTAGTTACTGTATAGATTCCTTTGTCAATCTTTTCTGCAAGACTATTGATTTTTAGATATGCATGAATTTTTGCACTGTAAAATTCATATTCTTTCCACTGCTCTTCATAGTTATTAATGTTCAATGTCAGCGTTTTACAAACAGATGTTCCAACTGGAAAGCTACTACTTTCTGCACAGTCAGTAAACCCGTTGTCGCCGTTCATGATCTCTTCATCAATAGTCTTTTTCGTTCCGTCAGGAAAAGTGATATCCACTACCATTCTGACCGGTTCACCAGCTTCTAGTTTTTCTCTAAATGCATTGCTTACGCTAATCATAGTGGATCCACCCCCGTCATGTTAAATTCTAACGATGATAGTATTTTTCTATCATCTGATAATTCTCCGATAGATATGTTTTGCGTCTGGCCGACATAAAACGGAGCATCTCTCCAAACACCGTAATATGGTGAGAAGTAATGAAGTGTAAATTTATATCCTTTCGCTATCGTCTGTAAGATTTTAGTCGCTTCCGTCATCGGGATATCACTGGCCTTGTATGTATACTGCTCAACAGTAAACATCGGCGTAAAGTAACCTACACCGTACTGCGTCCTCTGACTTGATTCCGTGTAAGTCGTGGCAAAGGAGAGCGCAAGGCCTTTATCCGGCTGCCAGATGTCTGTGCCGTTGATTTTGTATCTATCCATAACGTCCTCCTTTTTATGCCATCTCAAACGGGTTTCTACCGCTTGTGTCTCGCCTCATCTGTGCTTCTTTCATCATCTCGTCAAACAGGGTTCTGCGATTGATCTGAGCTGTAAATCTGTAGTTCCCGCCGCCTGACTGCCGTCCTGCTGTTTCTTCACGGACGATTTTTCTAAGCAAAGCTTCCGGTGTTTCGATGTTGTTGCCCTGCTTCTGATCGCCCAAGACTGCAAGGAACTCTGATCTCGGTGGAATGACTGCCCCTTTTGCTAAGTACGGAACTGTCGGTACTCGTGGAAAGTGTGCACTGAACCCTATGGTCTTTGAGCCAAACGGAGTCGGCACTTTCCACGGTCCAAATGAAAATGCCGATTCAATTCCACCAATGGCACTGTTTACAGTTCCGATTGCTCCATTAACGATCTCAATTACACTGTTAAGTGTGCTTTTAATAGTATCTTTTATTCCTTCAAAAACGGATACAACGGTATCTCTTGCCAACGTAAATTTATCAACTATAGCACTTTTTATTTTTTCCAATTTTCCAAAAAGAACCGTAGATATACTATCCCAGATTCGAGCTGTTTTAGTTTTTACACTGCTCCATGTTTTTGAAATTTTAGATTTAATCGCATTAAATCCAGTTGATACCGTAGTTTTTAATGCACTCAGAGCGTTTGTAGTGCAAGTTTTGACGTAGTCCCAAGCTGTAAACACTATTGACTTAATTGCATTAAATACAAGTTCGATAACACCTTTTACAATGTCTAACGCACCCTGTGTCTCTGATTTGATAGTTTCCCAAACACCAAGAATGATGTCCTTAATCAGGTTCCAGGCTCCTTCTGCGATGCCTTTTACACCGTTCCATGCTTTTTCCCAATCTCCCGTATATACGCCGACTATAAAGTCAATCACTCCGCTCAACACGTCAACTATGTCGCCGATCACTTTTATGAGCGTTTTTACGATGTTTATGACTTTTGTGCCTATCATATCTGCAATCTTAGCAAGTACCGGAACGACATTTGCTATAATCCAGTTTATAAGCGGTACTAATATGTTTTCCCAGAGGAGTTTAAGAACATCAATAATTTTCCCCAAGAATGTTTCAATTTTTGCAAACGTTTCGCCGAGCGCACCTGTCATTAAGCCTTTCAGCTTGTCCGCTAATCCTTGTAAAACCGGAAGAATGTATGTGTTATATACAGTCAGCGTTGTTTTTGATATGCTTGAGATTCCGTTTGCGATTGAGTCAAAAAACGGTTTCAAATGCTCGTCATAGAGTTTCTGTATCAGATTGCCAAGTGTCTGTATCGTTGCAAGGATGCCGCTTGTTACGGTTTCAATGACTTTCAGTGATCCTTCGATAGCACTTTTCAAGAGATCTTTGTTCTCGATGAACGGTTTTGCGATCATGTTCAGCATATCTCGACCAAGTTTTGCACAAAGCTCCACAGCAGTCATTTCAATCTGCGCAAAAATTCCGATAACATCAGCCGTCAGCTGCTGCGCTGTTTCTCCGCCAAAAGCAGAAAAAACATCTGCAAAAGCGACTGAGAAGTTTCCAATGATATCCGAAATTTCCGTTCCGATGTCAAACATGTTGACTATGTGCTTTTTAATTCGCTCCGTATTTTGAGACAGGTATTTCGCAATTCCACCAACAAAGTTTTGCGCTATCGTCAGCCCAATTCTAGCTATAGAGCCAGTTACTTTTCCAAAATTTAGTGCTAAGGAATCGGCAAATTTATTTGATGCACTCAAAACGGCCGGATCGGTGAATATACTTTTTAAAGACTTTTTTATCAGATTTATGTTCTTTTTTAAGTCTTTCAGTATGGATTTATAATTGCCGAGCCCGTCCCAGAACCCTTTTTTGAAAAGCTCAGCCAACTCTTTGAAACGTTTAATGATTTCATCGAGAATTGGACTCATTTTTGAAAGGGCGGTTTCACCTTCTGCCATCTTTCCGTAATCAACATTTCCGACAGTTCCAGCCAGACTACCAGGGCTTCCTCCTGACCCTGCTCCCGAGGACGGAGTTTTGCTTGCTGTTGATGATGTATCCTGCGTAGAATACCGATTAATTTCATCGAGCGGACTAAGATATCCTTTCGCTGCTTTTGCCGCATCTTTTGTTGCATCGGCTACATCTTCTGTAGAATCCGCAAGCTTACCGGCGTT